AAAGAAGAAATTCACATTAACCATAAGGCAAGTGGCGATCCAACAAGATGGAGTGAAAACCAGGATAGGGAAAAAGAACTTAATCACAATGCAATGGCTGAGTATTTAAAAAAAAAATATAACGGACAGATTTAATTTTTTCTGACATACTAAAAATAAGAAAATGATAGAAGCACAAAAACAAACCAAAAAACAAAAACCCGCAAAGGTTGTAAAACTAATGGATCAAACTAAATTGTTTGAGGACAAAATTGATTTTGAATATTTACCTTCCGTAATCGGTTCTGGTTACGAAGAACAAGTTGCAAAACTTGCAATCGAAGATGGGGTAGCTTATCGGGCAGCACGAAAGAATATGCAAATTCATTCTGCAATAGTCTTAAAAATCAATAACGAGTTTTCCGGTTTCTTTACCTTCCAGGTTAACCACATTGCAAAAGAGTTTTGCCTTTTACAATCTGCTATGTCTTTAGGAAAAGAAGATAAAGAGATTTACAAGCAAATGGTAGGTGAGATCATTAAGCAAAACACTTTCGGTTATCCAATGATAATGACCGTTTCCACTAAACACGAACTTGAAAACCCAAAAGTATTTGAAGCGGTTGGATTTAAAACTTACTTAATGCTTTCGGGTTATGCTTACATGGTTTACGGTACAATGGATCAAATAAGAATGAAAAGACTTTGCCATGCAACAATGACAAACGCATGGACAACCACAAGGGCAGATTGGTTAAAGATGAAAAAAGAATGGAATGAAAAAATAGAAGCAGCCGGAATAAAATACAACATACCTAATCCTAAGTTTGCAAGTCGTGACGGTTGTTGGCAAGGTAAAAACGGGATGTCAAATGTTGTCCTGACAGAAAGAACTATTGATGAAGATGGAAAAGTAAAGACTGATAAAGGAAAGTCTTTTAACGGTAATGCTTCTGTTCTTGATCCTGTTGCCTGTGAGGTAATTCTTAGAATGTTCATGCCTACGGACGGCGTAAGGGTTTACAATCCTTTCGGGGGTGGCGTTCAAATGGGTTTTGTATGTGGTGATAATAATTACGAATACACAGCAACCGAGATTCGTCAAAACCAATGTGACGCTAATAATGCTTTGTGTCAGGATTTCATAAATGTAAAATGGATAAAAGCAGATAGTTCAAAGTTTATTCCGATACAGAAATATGATTTAATGTTTTCATGCCCTCCTTATTACCAAGTTGAAGAGTATATTGATTACGATGGTGTAATTCCAGAAGGCGAACTTAATAACCTACCAACATACGAATCATTCAGGGATACACTTTTTGAAGGCTATAAGAATAGTTTAAAAATGTTGAATGATAATTGCTTCTTTGTTGTAATGACCGGAGATAGCAGGGATAAAAAAGGGGCTTATTATGGTTGTGAGGCCGAACACGAACTTTTCTTTAGAGATCAGGGGCTTGCTATTTATAATAAAATAGTTTATTTGGAATGTGAGTTTACCAGATTGGCTCATGCAAAAGTTACTTTGAATTACAGGAAGTTTCCGAAGAGAGAACAAAAGATACTTTGCTTTTACAAAGGCGATATTTCTAAGATTAAAGATTTGTACCCAACCATAGGCAGATTGTGAAACCTTACACAACAAAAATATCATTGGTAAGAAACGGACGGGGCGTTTACGTTATTGATACTACAATGGGTTGTGCTTCTGGAATGGCTGCAAATCCTGGTGGTTGTTATAATGATTGTTATGCAGCACGAACAGCAAAAAGATACGGCCACGACTTTACTAAAACAGTTTTAAGGGACTTTGAAAGCGAAGCACACAAGCGGAAAATTTTACAAGAGATTACAAGAATAAAAATGCCATTCATAAGAATTGGGGCAAGTGGTGATCCTTCGGAAAATTGGGAGCATACGATTAAGATTTTAAAAACTCTTTCAAAGTGCAACACAGAAATAATAATTATCACAAGGCATTGGAATTTATTAACCAATCAACAATTAGAATATTTTAGTACCTTAAACCTTTGTATTAATACTTCTGTTTCGGCTTTAGATAACGAAGAAATGTTAAGCCGATCTTTGGAGCAATACGAAAGGATTAAGCCTTATTGTAAGTCAGTTTTAAGAATTGTTTCTTGTGACTTTAAAGACGAAAGGTTAGCTGAAGTTCAAAGAAGATTGTTTAAAAACGAATCAACAATAGACACAGTTTTCAGGCCATCAAAGAAAAACCCGTTTTTATTATCCGGTATCATTAACGCAAAAGAAGAAGTTTTTAATGGCAAGAAACAATTAGCAAGTAAGTTCAACCGGAAAACATACATGGGTAAATGTGATAAATGTAAAGAAATGTGCGGGGTCAATGTTTTAAGTAATATTTCATATCCGAATAAACGTGGAATAGTAAAACAACTTTCATTCTTTATTTATAGATGAAAGCAATCAGAATATATAGCGGTGAAGGAATTTATTCACCTGAAGCCTTAATTGAACTTGCTTCTCCAATGATAAAGCAAGCCAAAGAAGATCGGCAATATCTTTTCACGTGGAACACTCCCAAATGGTATTTAAGCGAAGTTTACGGCTACTTAAAACACAATAAGGATTTACCCGAATTGAGTCGGGAAAGGAAACTGGAGCTTTGGAATGAGGCAAAAAAGGACAGGTTATTATACTTATCTTTATACCTCATTGAAGTAATATGAGTGGAAGGCCTATAAAATATTCAGAAGCATACATTAAGAAAACTAAGGAATATATTGATTTATGCGAAGATGAATTAGTACAAGTTGTCTCAGGGGAATCAGAAAAATTTACAGCGTTCAAAGAAAAGGTAAGGGTTAAGATTCCAACTATTGAAGGATTAAGTCTTTATCTAAAAATTCACAAGGACACAATTTATGATTGGGAGAAAAAATATAAGCCATTTTCCGACGTTATTAACATATTACGAGCAAAACAAGTTGATAATCTGATTAATAAAGGGCTTTCCGGTGACTACAATCCGATCATTGCAAAAGTCTTACTTTCTAAACAGGGTTATTCGGAAAAGACAGAAACGAATATAACCACTCAGGACGTTGATTTTACTTTCTAATGAAGATAAAAACCCCACATCTTTCAGACTATCAGAAACAAATGATAGATTCCCCTTTAAACACAATCACAGAAGCAGGGACTAAAATAGGAAAAGCCCAGCCATTAGATTCTATTGTTTACACTCCAACAGGCAAAGTAAGAATGGGGGATTTATCTATTGGTGATTTGGTTTGTGGTAAGGACGGAGACGTAAATCAAATAACCGGAATATTCCCACAAGGCATTAAGAAGGTTTACAAAGTAACTTTTAACGACCTTTCATCAACCGAATGTTGTGGCGATCATCTTTGGGAAGTACACAGAAAGTCAAGAGCGAAACACGGCACAAGAAAAGATACAAAAGTTTGGCCTCAAGTTTTAACTACCGATGAAATAAGAAACATTTCAAAACTTCGACATAATAGCCTACCGAAAATAAAGGCGGTTTACTTTAACCCCATCCACACCCCAATCGACCCCTATCTTTTAGGAATACTAATCGGGGATGGGCATTTAAGAATGAATTGTGTTAAGTTTTCTTGTGGAGATAAAGAGATACTTGATTTAATAGAACCTTCAATACCGGAAGGACACAGGATAAGACATGATAGGAATTATGATTACTTAATTTCTGTTCCTAAAAATGCTACTCAATACGCATGGGATAATAAAACGATTGCATCAATAATGCGGAAGTTAGGATTAGCCGGTAAACATTCTCACGAAAAATTCATTCCAGATATTTACAAATACAACAGCGAATCGGTAAGGCTTGAAATAATAAGAGGTTTATTTGATTCTGACGGAAGCGTTGACAGCAAGGGACAACCAAGATTTGAACAGACATCAGAAAGGCTTGCAGCCGATGTAAAAGAGGTTATTGAATCACTTGGAGGCATGGCAAAAACGAGGATTAAAAATAACGGGAGATTTAAAACTGTTTACCGGCAATCAATAGTGTTTGAAGATTCATCAAGGCTTTTCAAATTAAGCAGAAAGAAAAACAATTGC